TTTGTGGCGGGCGTCGTCCAGCATCTGCAAGAAATAATCATCCATCATATCAATCCCGCGTCCTTCGCCGTTATCCTTGCATTTCTTGCATTTACAGTCAAATTCTTCGGGTCGAAAGTATCTCATAAGAAAAGGATTCCTAACGCTGCGACAAATATGATGAGGTCGGCAATATCGGCGCGGCCATATTCACGGGCCTTGTATACCATATTAGCGAACACGGTGGCCAAGATAACCCAAATCATTCGCGGTTCATTTTTGCAATCATAATTTGAATGTCATGAACCATAATTAACAGCTCTTTGATGTCGCGTTTGAAATCGTCCTGCGATAATTCGAGCTGAATCACGCGGCTTTTCAGGCGTGCCACCGTACTATTCAGGTTCACCCAAACACCAATCAAACCAGCCAAAACTGGCACTACTGCAATTAAAATTTCAGTAATCATTTGTCCTTTTTCTGTATGATATACCAGTTGCCATCCGTGTGGCCTAAGATAGTAATTCCGTCGTAAGAGCGGTTAAAATTGTAATGCGTTCCACCGTCAATCGTTACGCCAGTGTCGCCCGTGGCTGGCTCAAGCCTCACGTACGTGTTTGCGCTTATCGTGCTATCGGAATGAAATTGTATGATTCGCCCGTGGCTTTCTGCAATAGGAGGCAGCGCAATTGTAGCCGCGCCATTTGAACCTTTCCACGTGTTGAATATATGCAAATCGTTATCACCGACGGTCGTGCGGTCCGATGGATTGTGTGCAATTTCACGGTTTACGCGCTGGTCGCGGCTGCCGTAATTTCTGCGGCCGATTCCAACATAGGCGCCAAGTTCTTGGAACAACCTCCCCGCAATCGCTACTGGTCTACCTGTAATTACGGGCCGCACGTTTTCCGCGTCACCTATACTCGTCGTCACGTTGGTTAAATCGCGGTCAATGCGGAACGCTTCAATTTGATTTTCCAAGCTGCGCGCCGTGTACGTCATTTCAAATAAAGCGTAATCGCCTCCAAAGTTTGCCGTGCTATCGTCGATGACTTGCCACATATATATTGGCGAACCGTACACCGTGCCGCGCTGTATCGGCGTCGCTTTGTCTTGTCCTCCTAAAGCTTCCTGCACTCCAAGCCTATGAATGCCCACGCCCGTACCTGTAAAGTTCAGCGACTGCCATGCCGTCGTTGGCTCATAGCTGCCACTTTGCAAAACGCGAATCACTCCGATGCTGTTGGTTACGTCTTGGTCGCCAAAGATGCAAGCTCCTTGGTCTATGTCAAATCGTGCAGCTTCATCGTTGGTTGCCGTGAAGACAAGTTCGTCACCATTGCCGCCGCCTGTAATGATGTCGGCACGTAAATCATAAATATCGTAATCGGCTGAGGTTATCAGTGCGCTATCGCTGAAGCCAAAAGAGTTAATTCCTACAATATCAACGGTCAAATCTAACGCTGTTTCATCAGTAGGTAGCGGCGGCGTTTGTATCGCAAAGTCAAAACCGCCGTAATAATCGAATGCTTTGTTAAACGGCACACTTACAATGTCGTAAGTGCTGGCCGTCGTCGTCCACTCGACTTCCCCGTAAACGTGGCCCGTGTAAGTTGTGAACGTATTAATAATAAAATAATCAATTATGCTGTCGTCAAACGTCGCCGTTCGCCTCAAATAATACTGGCCGCATTTAATTGTGAGCTCCAACATACTTCGGCCCACACCACTGCCGCTGGCTTCGCGGTTGTAAGTATATGAACCGCTCACCAATAACACGCTGTCAGCAGGGTAATCAATATCTGTGTCGCTTAACGTCGTGCCAAATTCGTTTTCTGCATGGTACGGGTCAAATATGACTGGATAATTACCATCAAATCGGCGCGTTCTGCGCACCGTCTTAGCTGGCGCCAAATAGGTATACTCGTAACCTCTCAGGCGTTCAAAGGTGCTGTCAAAATCTTTATCCGCTACTATACTCTGCTGCGTAATTGCCGTGCCGTTTTTCTGCGTGCCTTCTACGGTAAGCGTTTGGCTGTACTTCTGCGCACCTACCGGCAAAAACCACCATTTACCCTGCGACTGAAATAAACGCGCGTTGAATACGCGGCACAAATCGCTAAGGATTTTTGAGGTGTCGTAATATTCAGGCTCACCGTTATCGTTTGGGTTGTAAAGTTCGCCGTGCTTTATGCGTGTATCGTTGAGCTGGTTGCTGCCTGTGTAGTCGCTGCTGTCAAAATCGTTGACGTAATACAAAAAATCGTCGGTACTCCATAGGTGAGTTGCCCGCGTCTTATTTAAACAGTTTAGCAAATGTTCAACTACTGATACCTCACCCGTATATGCCGCGCCGTCGTTGTTGTATTTGATGCTTTGCAAATTGCCAAGGTCGTCCGATGCTGTGAGCGTGTTCTGGATTGGGTAATAATCAAACGGCCTTACGACTTGCTCAGGCAACAAAATGCCGCCCCACCAAAAGTCGTCCGTGCCGTCAGGGTCTTTGCGGATGCTTACCGAAAACCGTACTTCTACATTGGTAGCCAGCAAATCCATAAACGTTGTGTGCGTGCTGTTTTCTTCCGTCAGCGTGAAGGTTACTTCGCTACCAATCACGGGCTGGTAACGGTCCTCATTGTTTCCGCTGTATCGCAGCACGAAACCGTCCGCGCCTAATTTGAACTCGGCAGCGGTTCCGCCAAAATCAGCATCATGAATATTTACACGCCAATCGGTTCCGAGGTCGTCGGTAAATTCTGCGTAAAGTCGTATCGGGTCAGCCATTAGAATCCTCTTACGCGGTTGCGGTCAATGCTGTTGCGTTCGCTGGTCAGCAATATGTCTCGGCCTGAAATCTTGCCGGTCACCTGCACGGCTTGGCCGCCCATCATGCTTTGCAATTTGTCAAGCGGTGCAATTACTTCAGGGTTATGAGAAGCGCCTGCGTACTCACCGACCTGCGCAATGACGGGGCCGCTGACGATACCACCGCCGGCAAATTGTGGAATGCCTAAACCTTGGCCAATGAATTTACCGAGGCTCAAACCACCGACGCCCATGCTGCCAAATATTGTGTTGAGTATCACAAATTGGGCAATCATTACAGCGATTTGCTTGACAAGGTTTTTTAGCATATCGCGCATTACTTCGCTGAACGTCTGCGTGCCGCTCATGACTTGGTTGAACGTGTGTTCTACAAAGCCTGCGACGCTTTGCGCCATGGCCTGCGTCTGTCGCTTAACAAGGTCAGCCGCTGCAATCACTTGGTTTATGTCCTCCTCTTCTACCACGTCCTCCGGCATATCAATGTCAACTATGTTGAGCGTGGTTTCGATGACAGGCGGCGTAACGCTGGGCCCTTCTATTGCATCACCGCCTGCACCAGCAAACAAATTGTCCATCATGGTAGTCACTCCGCCAAGCTTGCGCAGCGTTTCGGCTACCGTGTCCTCACTTACTAAGCTAATCGGCTCGCGGTTTACTTGGTCTTCGACTGCCGTCATAAAATCCTCGGCGGCTTTCTTACCAAATTCGGCCATGCGTTCGCCTGCATTGGTAAAGGCTTGGCCAATGAGTTCCGGTATCGCACTAAAGTCGCCGCGCATAACCGCGCCAATGATGGCGCCAAGGTCTTTAAATCCTGCTATGACGCTATCGACTGCGAATAAGAAGAAATCGAACACCACTTGCACCGTGCCTTTGATGCCGCCAATGATGCCACGCAGCAAACTCGATTCATTGTAAAGCGTGATAAAGTAATTGATAACGTCCGTAATGTATGGCGCAATCTCATCGGCAAAGGTGACGATGGCAACGCCGAGGCCGACAATCGCGGCAACGACCAAACCGACCGGTGACAGGATTGCCATAAAGCCCTGCACCAACGTTGGCAAGATGACCAGCAGCGGACCGAGCGCGGCGGCAATACCTGCACCAATTACCATGAACCGCTTTACTTCAGGCGTAAGGTTTTGGAAATTGGCCAGCATATTTTTTAAACCGTCAATGACTGGCGGTAAAAACTCCATAATGATAGCGCCGAATTCTTCCTGCAAATCGCCAAAGCTGTTGGCTAATTGCTTCAAGCCACCGGTGCCAGCTTTCGCTGCTGCTTCTGCTGAGCCGCCGTATTGCTTTTCAAGCTCATCAAGGATGATTGTTTGCGCCTCGGCTAACCGCCCGCTTTCCGTGAGCGATTTGATAACCTCTTTTTGGTCTTGGCTAAACTGAATACCTGAACGGCTTAACGCGCTGAGGTTCGCTATCGGGTCGTTTAACGCTTTACCCAATTGAATGGAAGCGCCTTTTAAATCTCCGTCAAGACGCGTGGCAAGGTCAAGCGCGACCGCTTGCGTGCGTTCAAAGTTCGTGCCGGCAATATTTGTAAACGTAAGCAGCTGCGCCGTGGCGTCCTTCAAAATCTCTTCATCGCCAAATAACGTCTTGGCCTGCAAGTTGCTGGCCATCTGCTGCAATTGTTTCGACGTGTAGCCAACTGTTGCGCCGGTTGACTTCAAACCCGCTTCGACTTGCGCGATGGCTTTGGCTTGCTGGTCAAATGCCTTAACTGCGGTAAAGCCAAGCGCTGCGATTGGTGCGGTCAAACCCATGGTCATGGACTTACCCAGCTGCTTTGTGTTTTTGCCAAAGTTCTGCATCTTCCGCATGGAAGAGCCTAACGCTTTGTCAAACTGCCGCGTTTGTGCGCCTATCGTTACTATTAAGTCATTCAGTTTCGCCATTGGTCACGCTCTAAAATTCGCTGCTTTAATTCCTCTTTAGTAAGGTTGTGCCGGTTCTTCTCAGGCCGCTCCCACGGGAACTGCATCAAATCCTTTGGGGCTAATTTACGGCCTTTTTTTAGGTGCGGTTGGAACATCATAGCACCGAGCCACCGCACGCGCTCCCACTCGGCACGCTCGCGGTATTCTTCCACCTCTCTGTTTCCGTCAAGTGCGAGGCTTATTTCTGCAAAGGTCATGGACCAAAACGCAGAAGGGGATAGACGCAGTACGCCCATCCCCATCCGTATTATTTCGGCCCAGCCTACCGGCTCGTCCGTGCCGTCTATCTTTTTTTTTGGTCGCTGTACTCGCCGAGAACATCGAAGCACTGCGTGACGTGAGCCAGCGTAATATGCTCCTCAAACTCTGCCAGCTCCATCGTAAACTCCACGCCTTCGAAATCGCAGCCGCATTCGACACCTACGAAGCAAAGGTAAGCGCACGCCTCGGCGCTCAGTTTCGACGGGTCCGATAAGCTGAACACGTTCACCTTGGCTTTGCGTTCAAACTTTTTCAGCGCCTTCATAGAATAGCGCACTGGATAATCCGTGCCGTTTACTTCTATCATGCAGCTGGTGTGTCGGTAATTACTCCGCTGATTTCAAAAGTGGCGCTGTACGTCGCTGTGTCCTCGGTGCCGCCTGACTGCTCCAAGCTGGTCAAGAATCCCGTGCAAGCAAATGACAAATCGCCCGTCACTTCGTTCGCCTTTTCAAAGGTCAAAGACAAAGCCGTGCGGTTTTCAAATGCCACAAACAAATCGGTGGCGTCTTTGTTGTTGTCCGCATCGGTGTAGTCAATCAAACCGCTGCAGCTAATTGAACCGGAACGCGTGCCGGCCAAAAGCTCACGCCATCCGGCGCTGTCTTTGGTTGTGATGTCGATAGTTTCCATGCTCAAGGATAATGAGCAATCGGTGGCGGCTGCAATCAACGTGTCGTCGATGTATACGCCTAATTCTGTACCGTTAAAAATGGCCATTTTATTCTTCTGTTATGTCGTTAGATTCGTCTTCGGTCTTTTTCTTTGGCGCGTCTAAGTAGCCTTTTTTCTTCAGCTTTTCAGCAAAAGCGGTGGTAACTGTTGGCGTGTCGCCTTTCTTCCAGTTGTTCCCGCGTAGCTTGCACGCTTTTTGGATTGTAACCTTCATGGCTGCAATTTAGTCAATTTCTGATTCATTAAATACCGGCGCGTTCTGCTGCCGTCGTGCAGTGCCTTGCTTCGATACTGTCGAGCGTAGCGCGTAACCATTCGCCCAGCGGCTTCAGCGTGCTTTCTCGGTAGTTGGCGCCCAGCGTCGCGCTTACGGTATGCG